GCTATGAAGTCTGTAGTAAGGGCGCAAATTATGGAAGCTGTTGCAGGATTTATAGCTTCTATATTTAAAAATGTACCTTTTCCTCTTAATTTAGTTTTGGCTGCAGGAGCTTCTGCAGCAGTTGGCAAGCTCATTGATAACCAATTAAATAGATTTGAAAAAGGAGGTGTGGTAGAAGCTTATGCAAATGGTGGTATGGTACAAGGCAAGTCACACGCACAAGGAGGAGAAAAGTTTGCAGTAGGTGGTAGAGTAGTTGAATTAGAAGGAGGTGAGGCTGTAATAAATAAGCGTAGTACGTCAATGTTTAAAGGACAACTATCGGCTATGAACGCAGCAGGTGGTGGTGTTAAATTTGCAGATGGTGGCTTAATGAATATGCCTTCTTTTGCTAGCTCACAATTTAATGCAACAAGTCAACAAAATATGATGGGAGCAATGAATACAAGTAGTAGGGTAGTAGTGGTTGAGGCTGATATAACTAACAGCCAAAATACTGTAGGTTTAATAGAGGCGGAAGCCACATTTTAAAATATAAACATATGATTGTTAGTAAAAAAGTAAAGCAAGATAGATTAGATACCTGTAAAAAGTGCGATTTTTATAGAAACTTCTTAATGTTAAGATATCCTAAGTGGGATAAAGGAGCAAGATGTGCTAAATGCACCTGCTTTTTAGATGCAAAAGCATCACTAACCAAAGAGTACGCAGGCAAATGTCCTCTTGGTAAGTGGGAAGAATAATTAAATGCAACATATTATGACTATTGAAACTATTGCAAATAAAATAGAACAAGAAAGAAAAGAAGAAATAATACAAGCGGTCAAACAAAATAATGATTCTATAGAAAAACAGGGTAAATACCATTCTAGGGGCCTGCAACTTCTTTTTAATGAGTGGCACAGACACTTTCCTCACATTAAACAACAATTAGGTTGTAGAGGCTGTAGAGAGGCTGTTACTAAGTTTTGGAATAATATAAATAAAATTTGGGAATCTAATAATTAATATGGCATCAAGACAAAATAAAGTTGATGTAATATATGATTATATAGATATAGCTGAAAAAGAAATTATTAAAAGGTGGCACGACCCTACAACAAAAGACATATTAAGACACTTAATAGAAAGAGGCATAGTTGAGCCTAAGAGGTTAAGAAACTATATGATTATATATGACTTTGATTGTATGCTTAGAACTAACGAAGGTAACAGAACTTATACTTTTATGGACTTATCTATTAAATATAATATTTCTGAAAGGCAAGCACAAAGTATAGTTTACAAAGAAAGAAGAAAGCAATCTCCATCTGAAAATATTACATACTAAATTTTTTTCCTAAAACTGCGCAACTTTTTGAAAACTAAAAAATAGTTTTGCGTCTATGAATAAAAATTGGTATAACATTAAAGCAGAAGCGTCTAGCAAGTCTGCAGACGTTTACATTTTTGATGAAATAGGTACTTTTGGCTTAACAGCTCAAAGTTTCATTGAAGAAATTAAGTCGTACAAAGATACTCCAATGAGTTTACATATTAATTGTGTAGGCGGTGATGTGTTTGAAGGTATGGCAATCTACAATGTTCTTAAAAAAAGAACAGCAAGAACAACAGTATATATAGAAGGAATAGCTGCAAGTATGGGTAGTGTAATTGCATTAGCAGGTGATGAGGTCGTTATGGCTGAAAATTCACTATTTATGATACACAATGCTTGGGGTGGAGCTATGGGTGAGGCAACTGAAATAAGAAAGACTGCTGCATTATTAGATAAAATAAGCGGTGAAATTGCTGACATCTATACTAAAAAAACTAATCTACCTTATAACAGGGTAAAAGAAATGATGGACGAGGAAACTTGGTTAAGCGCTGATGAAGCTTTTAATTTAGGATTTATTGACTCTATCTCTGACGCTATTAAAGTAGCGGCTAAATATGACGTTTCTAAGTTTAAAAATATTACAGACAAGGAAATTCAAAATAAACTAAGTGTTAATTTAAAAAGTAAAAAAATGACCGAAGAATTGAAAAATTGGTTTAACGCTAAAGTTGAAGAAATTATTACTAAAGTAAAAGCTAGTAATGAGTCTGAAACTGAAGATGTTAAAGAGGTAGAGGTGATGATGGCTGATGAAAAAGAAGTTTCTGAGAAACTTACAGGATTTGAAGCTAGAGTTACTGAACTAGATAGTTTTGTTGCTGAATTAGTAGGAGAAAAAGAAACTCTTACTCAGGAAGTAGAAAGACTAAACGCTTTATTAAGTAAAGCAGATGCTAAAGGAACTGAGCTATCAACTGATAGTGACCCTGCAGTAATTGAAAACAAAGTGGAGAACAAAGAAAGCAAGTTCTTCTCTGCATTAGCAGAAAAATTAAAATAAATATAAATAAATAAATAATATAAAAAATGGCAAATATAGCTTTAGACGGTTTAGGGGCAAATTACCAAGGAACTTATGCTTCAAAAATTTTATTAGAACCAATGTTTCGTTCTGATGATATTATGCGTAACTACACAGTTTACCCTAATGTAAAATATAAACAAAATTTAATGTTAGCACCTAAATTATCAGGTATAACTGCATTAAACACAGGTTGTTCAACAACTAATACTTGCGACCCTGCAGGATTTACTGTTGCTCCAAAAGTAATTACAGTTTCAAATGTTTCTGTAAAACAATCACAATGTTGGGACGAGTTCAAAGACCAATTTATTGTTGAGTCTTATAAGAATGGATTAAATATGCCTGACTTAACAGGAACTCAGTTAGCAGAAGTAATTATTAACAGAGTAAGACACGGAATTCAATCAGATGTTGTAAGAAATATGTGGGCAGGAAATACTGCAGCAGCAGTAGCAGACTGTACTTACACTTGGGCAGATGGATTATGGAAAACTATGTCAGCAGGTGGTGCAATTAATGGAACACAAATGAATGAGGTTACTGCTACAGGTACTGCAGCAGGAAACTTAATTGCAGTTGGTGCTACTATTGGTGCTTCAGATGCAGTAGCTCTTTTAACTAATGTATTTGATGGTGCTTCAGCAGAATTACAACAAATTCCTGCATCAGAAAAAAGAATGTTTGTAACTCCAAACATCTACAATGCTTACTATGGTGCTTTAACAGCAGTTTCAGTAGCAGGTGCAGTTGATTTTGGACATTCAGAAGCTCAATCAGGTGTAAACTATGCTAGATTAAGTTTTAGAGGCGTTGAATTAGTACCTATGTATGAGTGGGACGTAGCTTTAACAGCTTTAACAGGTGCTGATTTACCTGCATTATTTACTTGTGCTACAGCAGGAATTCAAGCAACTCAAGGTTGTATCTATGCTGCAAAAGACAATTTAATTATTGGTTCTAATGTAACAGACCCTGATACACAGCTTAAAATGTTCTATGACGAAGTTTCTGATAATATGTATATCCGTTCTAACTTTACAATGGGTTACCAATATGGATTTAACTCTTTAGTAAATGGAGCTTGTTTAGTATAATTATTAACTTTAAAAAATAGAATAAAATGGCAATAGATTCAGGATTATTAGTAGCTTGCGGAGATATGAACGCAGTAGGTGGTATTAGACAAATTCTTTTAACAGATTTATCTAATATTGCAACTGCACTTCCAACTTCGTTAGCTGCAGACCACACTTTAACTAGCTTTATAGGGACTAACCCTTGGGCTAGATTTGAGTTTAAGAATGAAACTGCCTCTCTAACAATAACAGGAGCAAAAGAAGGAGGAAGCACATCTTATGAGTGCGCTTTATCTTTCTATATTCCTAATATTGACGCAGCAAGATTTCACGAATTATCAAATTTGGAAAGCGCTTGTCCTGTAGCTCTTGTAGAGCTTAACTCAGGAAAAATGCTTGTTGTAGGTTGGAGTTATAAGTATGCTAATCAATCACAAGCTTCTGCTTCGTGGGTGAGAAACCAAACTTATGCAAATCTAACAAGTATAGAGGGTGGTAGTGGAGCTGCATATGCAGACGATAATGGAGTTACAGTTACTTTAACTGCAAGACAATTTGAATTACCTCTTGAGTATTCAGGAGCAATTACAGTTGTAGCAGGAGATTTAACAGCGACTACATCTTAATAATTATAGATAAAGCAGGGGGTTATTAAAAGCTCCCTGCTTATATCTTTTTAATATGTGTGATTGTGAAGAAATAAATATATTATCTTTACCTTCGTATTTAAAAATATATATAAAAATGGCAAAGTATAAAGCAAAAGAAAATTATAAAGGTCTTAGAAGCTCAGTAGCAGATTTTGGTATAGTTTCTTGGGACGAAGCTTCACAAGAAGTTTTAGCTTATCTTTACGAAAAAAGAGGTTTTACATCTATAATTACTAAAATATCATCTAATGAAGAAAGCAGTATCAAAAAGACAAACAAAAAAAATAAGTCAGTTAAGAAAGACGACTAAAAGTAATACATTTGAGTTTGGGGTATTTGATTTAGCTATCCCACCAAATATTACTGAACCAAAAAATTTAAATAACATATCTACTAAGTGGGTTCCATTTGGTAATGATAATTTATTTCCTCAATATTTAGCAGAGCTAAAAAGAAAGTCATCTACACACAGAAGTGTACTTGCACAAAAAACCGTATTTACAAGTGGGGCAAAATTTGTTTGTGACAATGAGTCATTAAGAGAATTTATAGAAGATGTAAATGCAGACCAAGAATCATTAAGAGATATATTTAAGAAATTAGCAGATGACTATTATACGTTTGGTAATGCGTATATGGAATGTGTAAAATATGATGGGGGTGTAAACCTTTATCACTTAGACGCTACAACAGTTAGAATGTCTAAATCAAAAAAAGAAGTTTATGTAAATTCTGATTGGTGTAAGTATTGGAACAATGAGGATAAAATGTATAGATTACCTATATACCCAAGAGTAGCGCATAATAAATTTGTAATACACTTTAAAGATTATGAGCCTACGTTTAACTTTTATGGGTTACCTGATTATGTTGCTGCATTAGAGCATATTGCAGTAGACTATGAAATCGGTAAATGGAATCATACAAAATTTTTAAATGGCTTTCAACCTTCTGCTATTGTAGAAATTAGTGGAGATATGGGCGAAGAAGAAGCTCAAAAAATGGTTAAGGAAGCACAAAGAAAATTTGTTGGTGAAGGCAACAATGGTAAAATATTATTTATAGTTAAAAATGGTGACACATCACCTGCTAACGTACAAATAATAAAAGATGACCAAGAGGGTAGTTGGATAGAATTACAACAAATTACAGACCAAAATATAATTACCGCTAATAGATGGCAACCATCTTTATCAGGTATAGTAAGTTCAGGAAAAATGAACAATACAGGAAGTGAAATTAGAATAGCATACGACTTAGTAATGACTACTGTAATTAGAGATACTTCTGAGTTATTGTTAAATGGAATTAGAACGGTTCTTTATAATGAAATGGGGTATGACCCTAAAGATTTAAAAATTCATTATGAGCCGCCAATCTCATACGCTAATGACGTAGACATTAGAGAGGTACTAACTATTAACGAACAAAGAATGTTAATAGATGAAGATTTACCTATGTTAGAAGATGGCGATATGTTTGTTGCAGACAGAGAAATTATTGTAACAGAGAGAGATGAAGATGGAGATGGTAAAGTAGATGAAACAAAAGAAATAACAGTAGAACAATAAAATGGGAAATACAAAACAATACAAAACATTAGTTACAGCAGGAGAGGTTATTAGCAAAACATTTACTAATAAAAATACAGACCCTGTTTTAGTTTCTGAAAATACACTTGTGTTGTCTGAGTTAGCTCATTTAAGACCATTGTTAGGAGAAAAGTTTTATGCAGAATTAAAATTGCAAAACGATACAGGAACTTTAAGTGTTGCTAATCAAACATTTATGACTTATTATTTAGAAGATTGCTTGTGTTGGTTTACAAGATTTGAAGTGGTTAATGACATAATGAGTAATATAACTTCTAGTGGTGTTGTGCATAATATAGATGAGTTTTCAAGAATAATTACACCATCAGATTATAATACATTTAAACAAGATACATATAGAAAAGCTGAAATATTTGCTAATGATATGATTAATTTTTTAGACGACACAGACCAAGCAGGTTTATATCCTACTTATGAGTCTAATAAACCAAATCAATTAAACAGAACATATAAAAATCACGGTATGATATTTTATGATAGCATATATGGATATAATGGTGTTGAAGGGTGTATCACTTGTGGTACAGATTATGTAAATGGTAATTACAACTGTGGTTGCAGTAATTGTTAAAAATAAATAAATGGCATCTAACGAACATAAAAATCTAACAGACGTAAACAGACATAATCCTAAAGGTTTTGAGTCTGCATTTAACGATACTATACTGAGCAAAACTGTAGGGAGTGGTGCAGGAAATACAGATGGTAGTTTAGAATGGGTTAAGAAAAATTTAATAAAAGTAGATACGTTTGACATACAAGGTTATGCTACACTATCTAATTCTAACTATCATTATGGAGCTAATATGACTGACGGTCAATCTCCAAATGAATACAATCAAGATTATGGTTCAGGAACTGTTGGGCAAACAGGTTTAGATATAGGTGATTTTTTTAAAGTAAAATCATTTGTTATGCATAGTGATTGTAATGTAAACAAATTATATATGTGGGCTAACTCTACAAGTTCAGCAACAATAACAGTAGCATTATGTAAAATGACTTTTGTAGCAGGAAATACAGGAGCTATTGACCCTGTATTATTAAACGAATTAACAATAACAGGACAAGCAAGTAATGATAATTTACAAGTTACTAGAAACTTAAATCCTGAAACAACTTTAGCGGCAGGTGATGTTTTGTTTGCTATGGTAAAAGCATCAACAGCAGCAACAACATTTTTTAAAGTAGGTATAGAAGTAGGATATGACAATTAACAATAAACACAAAATGAGAGATACAATAGAAGATACGATACAGGTGGGAATGGCAAATGCAGGAGCAATAGGAATATCATTAGCAGAGGTAAATGAAGTGCTAACGACAATATCTTTAATTGTAGCTATATCATTCTCAATTTACAAATTTATAATAACAAGAAAATAATATGGCAAGTACAGTAACAGCATCAGACTTAACAGTAACTATAACAGAATCTTACACATTAAATGGTGTGAGTTATGGTAATACTACAAATAAAGTTTTTACATCTAAAGGACAGATTGACCAAAGAATAATGAATGTTGCAACATCATCTACAACTTTATTTATGTTTGACGCTACTGACAGCGCAGGAACAGGAGTTGCAGCAGATTATGTTTATTTTAGAATAACTAATTTAGATGATACTAATTTTGTTACTTTAAGATTGTTTAATGGTGCTGATAGTTTTTGGCTTAAAATAGCTGCAGGTGAATCATTATTACTAATGAACAATGAAATGGACGCTGTAACAGGCTCTACATTTGGAGCATTAGCAGACATTACACATATATACGGACAAGCAGATACAGCAACTTGTGATGTTGAATTTATGGTAGTAACAGCATAATATGGCTAAAAAAAGAAAACTAAACTCTAAGAATCCAAAGTATATGGACGAAATAGTTGAGGTAAAAAGTACCAAAAAACTAATAAAAGAGATAAAAGGAGTACGAATTTACGCTATTTTTAATGAATAGTTGTAATTTATTCCTAGTTAGAGATGCTTTTACTGATAAATCTATTATTGGTAAGCTTTATCTAAATGGAGAGTTTATAGCACATACACTAGAACTTCCTTGGAAAAACAATGAAAAAGGTATATCTTGCATACCTAAAGGAGTGTATGATTGTAGGGTTAGATATGCTGATGAAAGCGCAAGCCGAGATTACACACACCTTATTGTAGAGAATGTTCCTGAGAGAACATATATACTATTTCACCGTGGTAACTCTGCAAAAGATAGTAGGGGTTGTATTTTAACAGGAATGATGAGGGGTGATGATGTAATATATCAAAGTAAAAATGCTCATAATCTTCTTATAAATACAATCATAGATAATAAGATGGAAAATAAAATTGAATTAGTAATTAAAAATAGATAAAATGAATAAGTTTTTAGAAAAGTTTTTATTAGGTACAATGTTTAAGAGTAAGAAATTTTGGTATACAGTAATTGGTTGTCTTACTACTTTGCTAAGTGAGCAGTTTGGATTAAACGAAGCAGAAGTAAGTAATATTCTTATGAGTATTGCAGCTTTAGTTTTAGGACAAGGTATTGCTGATACTGCAAAAGCAAAGAAATAATTTGCATATTAAATAAATATAGTTAACTTTGTAGTCCTTCTCTGAGTGTTTTCATAGTGGGTTTTAGTTAGCAGTAATTAAGAGTGAGAGGTTAATAACTTCTCACTCTTTCTATTTATAAGGTTTTTTTTATTATATATTTACTAAAACTAAAATTATAAATTATGCTAGAAAAATTAAAAGGAAAACGATTGAGGCTGTCTGCCGAAGAAGTTGAGCTTATTAATGAGTTCAGAGGTGATAATTTAGAAAACATTAATGGAAATACTGCGCTAGATATACACTTAAAAGAAAGAGGAATAGATAAGAAAGATGTTGTTAGTGTGAAACATTGGCAAAGTATGAGTGGAGATTTAAGATTCTCTATCGTCACAAAGGAAGATTTTGGTCTAAATGAAAATCAAATCTTTAAAAAAATAAATAACTTCATAGAAGAATACTCTCCTACTTATACTACTATAAAACATACTAAAGGTAATCATCTTCTTGTAATAAATCCTGCAGACATTCATATAGGCAAGTATGCTAACGAGCTAGAAACAGGAGAGCAATATGACTGTGAAACTGCTGTAGTTAGAGTATTAGAAGGCATAGAGGGATTAATACAAAAGTCAAAAGGATTTAATATTGACAGGGTATTATTTTGTGTAGGTAATGATGTCTTACACATTGATAATGTGTATAATACAACTACAAAAGGTACGCACCAAGATACTGATGGTAAGTG